CATTAACCCAATTGATCAGAGGTCTAAAGTATTCAATAGGATCCTCAAGGAATCTCAACAACTCCATTATGAGTGTAGAGAACAGGAACTTCTTCAAGAATCCACCAACAGTATCAAAGATATTTGTTATAGGTTTCATGGCACTCTTCAAAGCACCTGGAACACCTGTCATTATTTTCTTTCTTTCTTTAGCAATCTCCTTTTCTTTCTGCTCTGCCCTTTGAGCAGCAACTCTTTCCTTTCTACTTTGCTTCTCCTCCTCTTTATCTTGTCTGATAGAAGTTTGTAAAAGTTTTCTTATTGCATTGTCAAGATCAGATACCTTCTCAGCAACTTCAACATTAACAGGTGCTTCTGCTTCTTTTAAATCTTCCTGTGGTTTTGTAATTGCCCTTGGTGCTGCCTTTACAATAGCAGATGTTTTTGTTTTCTTTTTTCCAACAAAAGATTCTTTCTTTATCTTCTGCCCCTTGACCTTAAATCTACCAGTCTTACCTTTGACTCTCTTAAATTCATCAGTCAGTAATTGAACTTCTTCTGTAGGAATCTTACTATCTGGCATTCTACCAGCAGCCATTCTCTCCCTCAGAAGAGTTTTGTATGTATCATAGTCAATATCAAATACATCTTCCAGACCCAACAATCTAAGAATCTCTGGATCAATATCCTCATTCTCTACGCTATCACTTTCTTTCTTTTCTGCCTTTGGGACAACAACAATCGCAGAGGATTTCTGAGACTTACCTTCGCCTCTAATGGAATTCAGTAAATCGTCCAAACCCTCTGGAATGTTATCCGCCATTTTGTGCTTGCTTGTACTTGAGTTCTTCTTCCTCTAAGTGTTGCTTCAAGAGTGTGACATAAACATCACGCTCCCAAGGCATCATATTTTCTATCTCAGTTAATGAATATTTATGGTACTGCATCAAGGCGAAGTTGAGTTTATAATAGTTCTCAAGGTCCATATGGGACATGCCTATGCGAAAAAACTGGATAAACCCTCCAAAACTACAGTGCTCTTCTTCTTAGTCTTTGGATTAGTTACCTTAACTTCATAAGATAATTTAGGCATTGTCTCAAAGAACTTTTCAATCTGCTTGAACTGCAGTGAGTTCATCTGCTCAAGGAATTCAATAACTTCTTGTTTAGTGACATCAGCAGTAGACCAAACTTCATCTTCACTATAGATTGTGTCTACACAAGATGCAATCAATTCAAATGATTGATCCATACTGACATTATCACTAAAATCAAAGTTACTTGTAATGAATTGTTCAAGAGATGGATATCTCATTTCCATCATCAGATCATCAGAGAGTTTGATTCTCTTTGAGTGATCTTTGTGCTCAATGACATTGATCTCATCAATGGGAATAGTGATGGGAATTTCTGTCTCACCATCATCAGGTGCAATAATATTGACCTCTACTTCCTCACCAACTGACTTACCTCTGATGTTCAGAAAGAGATATTCAATATCAAAAGTTGGAAGTGCTTCTACTTTGATTCCCTTGGTCTCAATACAGTTTTTCAGAACTGTCTTGATTGCTGTGGTGATTTGTTTTGTATCTTCACTTTCTAATGCAAGGACCAATAATTTTTCTTCTTTGACAAGGAATGGTCTATATTGAATGGTCTTTTTAGTTGATGGCAATTCCAACTCATATGTTGGCGTAGCAATTCTTGGTAAAGGCATAACAACCTATAAAGATTTCAGTGTGATTATTTAGGGTGTTCTAAAGACTGTCCCTCTTGTTTCAGATGGAGGACCTGATGCTCTTATATTGAGCCCTCTTCTAATGTAAGTTTCTGTACTGGAACCACCAGACTCACCACCACCTCCTGTAGGTTGAGGTGATGATGGTGCAGTATTATCAGAGGTAACAGGAAAGTTAATGCCTCCTCTACGAACTCTTTGCTTGACGTATCTGATATAAGAGAATGAAACATTACATCTCAGAACATCACTTTGATCATAAGATACAGGCATGGATGTGATTGATGTTGGGAATGCCTTGATGAAAGTATAGGCTAAGTTTTCTCCCCTTGCATCCTTTTCAAATTTTGTGATGTGAACATCACTTCTATATGTGTCTGGGTAATTGAATCTGAAGTTTGCTACTGAACTCTTATATACATCTTGCTGACCCTGCCCAGAAATAAAATCAATCCACCCATCAAAGAAATCAACAATCTTATAATCCCTGTCAACATAAAATGTCATATTCAATGTGTCATCATAAGAACGACGATATGCCATTTTCTCTGTCACACCATGGTAATCATTATTTGCTTCATGAGTGAACAAACTTGTTCCAGGAAGAGATGTTTCTGAGCAAAGAAGTTCTAAATCCTCACCATCAAATCCATAATAGATACCTCTTAGCGCAAGAAATGCACTCACATCTGGGGGTGGCTGAACCTTTACCTGATATACAGATGTTTGGGCAAGATTTAAAATCCTACTCTTCAAGTCTGATGTTTTGACTCTATTAGGACGTGGAGCAGGCATCTATAAATAATCGTGACTACTATTACTATGTATGGCTGAAAGTATCAAAAGTATCTTCAAGCCTCAACACCCTGAGAAGTATCAAGGAAATCCTAATAATATTATTTGCAGAAGCAGTTGGGAAAGAAGATTCTGCCACTGGTGTGACATCAATGAGAACATCATAAGATGGGCATCAGAAGAATTCAGTATCCCATATCTGTCTCCTGTTGATAATAAAGTTCATAGGTATTATCCTGATTTTCTTATTGAAGTGAAGGAGATGAATGGACAGATCAAGAAATATGTTGTTGAGGTAAAACCAAAGAAGCAAACTCTACCTCCAGTGAGGAAAGAAAGAGTCACTAAAAATTATCTCTATGAGTGTCAACAGTATGCTGTCAATCAGGCAAAGTGGAAATATGCAAGAGAGTTTTGTTTAGACAATGGAGTTGAATTCAAGGTCATCACAGAAGACGAATTAGGTATCAAGCAGTATGGATCTAAAGCAAGCTCAGTATCTGGAAGATCCAAAAAATCGTATAAACGCAAAGGTAGATAGCATCAGTGAACTTGGTGATCCTGATGACATGATGATTGAGATCATGGATACCTTAACTGAAACAGAACTCATTCCAGACATTGGTAGATACTATACTTTTGTTTATACTCCTAAGACACCAAGAATTGAATATGATCAGAACCCATTGATTGCTTGTGTTGGTTTATTCAAGTGGGGATTCAGAGGTATCAACTATCATTGGGCACTAAGAGATGCTAATCCTTTCAGAAATTATACCTGGGAAGAAGTTCCTGGAAGATTGCACTTGGTTTATCCCACTGAACTGCAGGACATGAGAGCAATACCTTATCAATATTTCAGAATAAATAACTAAACTGGACCAAGAGCCTTAATATCTGATGGCAGCAAATACTAAAACTGTAAAAGTCACCACAGACAGTGGTAAATTCCAGATAAAGGCTGCAGACGGAACGCCAATTTGGGTCAGGGTAGAAACAGATTCATTCCCAAAAATTGACGGACAACAAATAATTAATCCTAATAATGGATCCTCTGTGCAAAGACTCTATTACTATGAAGGACCAGGAATCTTAAATCCATTTGGAACTTTAGGAGCAACCAGAACTGGACAAGGTGCTTGGACATATGAGGATTATCCTCCCAATTTACCTTGGCAACCACCAACAAACACTCCAGTATTTGGCGCATCCACTCAAAAAGCGCTTTCAAATAAATCAAGTGATGCTGTTAAGGCTATAAACAATGCCTCTGTGAATTCTACAGATGGTGCAACTGCTGCATATTCTTCTTTTAATACACCAATCAAAATGACTATTGATGGTGCCAGATCTGGTCTTGGAATACTGCAGGTTGCTAAAGTAAATCCAAATGAAGAGGAACCACTTCAACCAGGTCTTGGTGGAAATCCTGAAAGCAAACCAGTAGGAGAACAAGGTGGAGAGGTGCTTCCTTCAGTTGCTGCAGTACCACCTGTTGAGCAACCATCCACTCCTATAACTCCCCAACCACAACCAGAACCATCTGGTCCAAAAATAACCCCAACTATTTTAAGGTATCCTCTTGCTAATTTAGATGCTGCAAGTGAATTAGGAATTACTTATGACTATATCAAAATTAAAGTTGTTGACCATATTTCATCACTGGATTTGGGAAGATTGTCAGGAAGTGTTGGAAGTGCTCAAGGAAGACCAACTGACTATGGCAATCAATTTGTAGAAACTTTTAATCAACTACCACCAACTCAAAGTTTGTCTAAAGCGTACTTTGGTTCTCAAGAAACATATGCTTATATCATATTACCAATGCAACCAAACCTTTCATCAACAAATAGTTCTGACTGGGGAACAGACAGTGCTAACATGTTGCAATTAGTTGCAGGATCTATCTTCAACAGTTTTTATGGTGGAGTTGGATCTAAGGGATTAAGTTTTGACCAGATTGGAAAATTGGGAAATGATATTGTTCAAGGAGCACAGAGTTTGATCAGAGCTGGTGTTGGTGGAAAACAAGAAATTGCTGCTATGTTGGCAGGTCAAACTGTTGGAACTAATCTACTCACAAGGGCTACTGGAACTGTTGTCAATCCAAACTTAGAAATGTTGTTCAATGGTCCAAGACTAAGAACCTTTAACTTTACTTTTGATATGACTCCAAGATTCAAAGAGGAAGCTAAAGAGATTAGAAAGATAATAAGAATTTTAAAAAAATATATGATGCCTGCACAACATGAATCCAGTGCATTTTTGAAGTCTCCAAAAATTTTCCTGCTGGAGTACATATATAATGGAAATGCTTCTGATGAAGAAGCAGCAGACTTTAATGAAAAGACTTTATCATCACCAAAGTCTCATCCTTATCTGAATAAAATTAAACCTTGTGCATTGACTGATCTAAATGTCAACTACACTCCTGATGGATCTTATATGACATATAGAGATGGTGGTTCTATGACAAGATACACACTCACCATGTCATTTAGTGAAATTGAACCAGTATATCAAAATGATTATCAAGGTGATGATTTCAATCCACCAGATCCAGGTTACTAAAAATGGCAAGTCCTTATTTCAGTTACATTCCAAACTTTGAGTATGTCAATAGACTCAAAGAGAACAAAAACATATCTGCTTATCTTGTAGTCAAGAACCTTTTCAAGAGAGGTCAGTTACGTGAAGATATTTTTCAAAACTTAACTTTCTTCACTAAGTATAAAGTCATTGGAGATGATAGACCAGATAATGTTGCTTTCAAAGTTTATGGAAATCAATACCTTGATTGGTTAGTTCTCCTTTCCAACAATGTTATCAACTTTGAAAATGAATGGCCAATGGAGCAGCAGGCATATATCAATTATCTTTACAGAAAGTATGTGACAGATGCTAATTTGAATGCTGTTCACCACTATGAATCATCTGAAGTCAGAGATAGCACAAGAAAGATCATTGTTCCTGCAGGTTTACACATCCCATCCGATTTCTCTATAACTTATTTTGATGAAGGTCTTGGCACAGAGAATACAGTAAGTGGTATCGCAAATCCAGTTACAAACTATGAGTATGAAAATAAAATAGAAAATGATAAAAGAAACATATACTTACTAAAAGCAAAGTATGTTCCAATTGCTATTGAAGATATTGAAGGTGATCTTCTTTACAAGAAAGGAGCAACTCAACGAATATCAAATTATAATGCAAGGGCAGAGAACATCAGATTGTACTCATAAAAAAAGTAATAGGCACAAAAAAATCCTGGGAAATTTTTTCCCAGGATTTTGGAATCACTTTCCAAATTTGCGATCCATCTTCAGTTTGATATAATACATTCCAATCACCCACAGGGAGAAGA